ATGCTCACCGTTAAGCAGATAGAGGCCGCCAAGCCTAAAGACAAACCATACCGCATGCTCGACAGCAACGGCCTGTACCTGTACGTTCCGGTGTCTGGCAAAAAGGTGTGGCAGCTGCGCTATAAGCTTGACGGCAAAGAGAAGGTGCTGACTGTGGGTAAATACCCTCTCATGTCATTGCAGGAAGCCAGGGATAAAGCGTGGACCGCAAGGAAGGATGTTTCTGTCGGGGTCGATCCGGTTAAGGCCAAAAAGTTGTCTGTGAAGGACAATTCATTTTCAGCTATTTATCATGAATGGTACGAACATAAGCGGCAGGTTTGGTCAGAAGGATATGCGGATGAACTTTCTCGCATGTTCCGTGACGATATTCTGCCAATGATCGGATATCTGGAAATACAGGACATTGAGCCGATGCAGATACTGGAGGTGATCCGGAGGTTTGAAGAACGTGGGGCAATGGAGAGGGCAAATAAAGCCAGAAGAAGATGTGGCGAGGTATTCAGGTATGCGATCGTTACAGGAAGGGCCAAATATAATCCGGCTCCTGACCTTGCTGATGCCATGAAGGGATATAGAAAGAAAAACTACCCTTTCCTTCCTGCAGATCAGATACCAGCATTCAATAATGCGCTATCTGGCTTTTCCGGAAGCATTATTTCGAAAATTGCCACGCAGGTTTTGCAATATACCGCGCTGCGCACAAAAGAGCTCCGTTCTATGCAATGGGAAAACGTCGACTTTGAAAACAGGATGATAACCATCGACGAAGAAGTAATGAAGGGGCGCCGCGTTCATGTGGTTCCGATGTCAGATCAGGTAATAAATCTCCTTAACACCCTCAAGCCGATCACAAGCCCTGTTTCCTCTTTTGTGTTCTCCGGGCGGAATGACAAGAAAAAGCCGATCAGTGAGAATGCCGTATTATTAGTTATCCGGCAGATTGGCTATGAGGGGCTGGCGAGCGGGCACGGATTCCGCCATCAGTTCAGCACAATAATGAATGAGCATGGCTGGCCGGCGGACGCGATTGAAAAACAACTCGCGCACACCGCCAGCGGATCAATACGCGGAATTTACAACCATGCTCAGTATCTGGATAAACGCAGGGAAATGATGCAATGGTGGGCTGATTACATCGATGGTCGCGCAGGAGAGTAAGCCATTACGCGAATTCTTCCAGGATCAGGATGCCATCCGCGCCATCGCCGCCGGTATAAGCCGTACTGGTAAACCCGAGGTCATACGCTCCACCACCACCTGAGCCGGGAGCTGCGCCAGCAATACCGGCCTGAGAACCCGCCCGGCCACCGCCGCCAAAATACGACGCCCCACCGTTACCCGTCAGAAGGCTGGACCCTGTCTGGCCATCTGAGCCGGTACCACCGTTGATCCTGATATCTCCGGCCGCCGCCGTACCTCCGGCGCCGCCGGCAGTATTGGAAACGCCTGACTTCACGCCGCCCTTGCCACCTGGTGCTGAGAACAGGCTGGCGAACGAGGTTGTGCCGCCATCCGAACCGCTAACTGCGCCAACGCCTCCCTTACCACCCTTGCCGACAGTAATCGCATAAGAACTGGCAGTAGACAGGTCAACCCATACGACAATGGTCGCACCTGCACCGCCGCCGGCACCGGAGAAGGTTTCTGTATTGTTGGAGGCCTGGCAGCCTCCACCGCCGCCACCGGCACCGGTCAACGTTACTTTTGCATAACGGGCCAGAGGAGATCGCGTATAGGTTCCGTTTGCATAGAAAGCTTTTGGAGCGCCAAGTGAACGCCCGACAAAACCAGAGGAATCAGCGATCCCAAGGTTATAACGGGCTTGATTTACCGCATCCTCACCGGCATCTTTAATTTCTGACAGGTTATTGCTGATCTGCAGGAACGACAACAATGATCCGGCGGTCATTAAATTCGCGACAATGTCATTCGTTGACCATACGCGTGCCGTAGTTCCTTCCTGACCACGAATTACTGTCATCACGTCACCAGATACAGATGTGACGTGCATAATTTCAGAAATTGTTTTCGTGGCCGCGTCGGTTATCGTTAATTTGAAATAACTCTGTCCAGATACAGGGGAAGGGAATAAAGACCCCGCTCCAGTACCCACGGTAATAACGGTAGCGGACGCGCTAATACCCGCAGCGAGCACACTCTTTGCGTTATTATTGGCTAATAGCTTCAGCGCCATATATACCCCAGTTAAATAATAGAATTATCAGAACGAACGTCGCAGATAGTAAACGTCACGATGCCGATGACAGTAACATCGTCCAGGGCTTCGCCCTCGATCGTCTCTCCGTCCATGGAGATGAACGCACGGCCCAACAACTTCCCGCGCAGAAGCCGCTATTCGGGTGTATTTATAAAATACTGGAGATACAGTTCACCAGTGCCTCTCCGTACATCTGCAATTCATAACCTCCTGGATGGTTGCGTAGATTGGCGTTGCAGTACGAAACATCTGCGAGACCAAATCCCCCGACATCCGGCCTAACCAGCCAGTCTACCGGCACATAAGCGGCCCCAGCATCCGGCGCGCCCGTTCGACAACCTCCGGCGTCATTACCCGGCGACGCCCTCCGATACGTCCCTGCTCTCTCGCTGCGGCTAACCCGGCCCTGGTGCGTTCGACTATCAATTCGCGCTCCATTTCCGCCAGGGCACTCATTACGTGAAAAAAGAAGCGGCCTGCTGGCGTCTCAATATCCTGACGTCATAATCAGCAAAAGGCATTTCATGAATCTCATAAATAATTATTAAAAATAAATACTTAGTCTAAAATAGAATAATATGAAAATATTTGTTTACGAAACTCAAATAAACAGGTATTGAAATAATAGTAGAAAAGTTATTTTCAAGATGCATTAATCTATTGCTGTATTTTTCGATTAATATTTTAATTTCTCCAGATGTATTCCACACTATTAAGAGGATGTAATGAAAAACAAAATCATAATCCAAAATGGTTTTTCATATAGAAGCACAGAAAACCTGAGCATTAGAATGGGGCTTTTGCCCGACGGATTAATAAGCAAAGTGTTATACTGGGATAACGTAATTAATCTAAAAACAAAGTTTTTCGAATCTAAAGATGCAAAAATAATTGAGCTACTCACTAATGAAGGTATATTTCAAGATGAATACTTTGAATTATCACCTGTAAGAAGAACAAGCACTTCAAATATGGTTCCAACACTTTTAAACTCCATCCAAAATAAAGTGATTACATTACTAAAAGACAAGTCAACGAATTACATAACAGAGAACCTACCATTTAAATATATCAACAATAATTCTGAAACGGATATTTCAGGAGGATGCATTCTTCACATGGTAAATACAATACCTTTGCCAGATGATTCAACAGATATCGAGAAAGTATTAGAGTTTAGACTCAAACGCAGCGATCAATTGCGCCTTTTGATAAATCACATAAACTCCTTATCAATAAGAGTTGAATCATCAACAATGCCTGGCACAGAATTAAGGAAAGCAATGAATGATATAGATTTAGCTTGTGCGGAGGCAATCAGGATTTATAAAGAAAATAATATAAAAATAAATTATTCCAATATAAAAATTAACTTCAACATAAAAGATATAATGAATGTCGCAGCAGCAACTTATGGAGGCGCAAGCTTAATAATGCCTCAAACTGCGGCTGCATTTTCAGGTATAGTTGCTGGCGCTGCATCGACAGTAGATTGGCAAGATGCTATAAGTATAAAAAAAATAGACACATCTAACCCATTCAATTACGTAGCGCAGGCCATTAAAATATAAAACACCTCATGGCGTGTATATCACGCCACTGTATTCCTATTTATTCAAACCAACCCCACCAATAAAAGCAAATAATATATATAGCAGCGAACAGCCATGGAAATATGTTTCCAGTACTCCCCCGGCTATAGAGCATAAAAAAAATATGGCAAAACCTCTTCCAGACCATGAAATCTTCATGCTTACCCCGTTACCATGAAAACGGCTTTGTTGAATAAATCAGATTTCGGGTAAGTCTCCCCCGTAGCGGGTTGTGTTTTCAGGCAATACGCACGCTTTCAGGCATACCTGCTTTCGTCATTTTGTTCAGCGCTCGTACCAGGGCCATAGCCTCCGCAACCTGACCATCGTAGTCACGCAGCGTCAGTGAACCCCCGAACAGCTGTTTTACCCGGTACATCGCCGTTTCCGCTATCGAGCGACGGTTGTAATCTGTTGTCCATTTCCACCGCGCATTACTCCCGGTCATTCGCTGATTAGCCACTGCACGGTTACGGTCTGCATATTCACCGGGCCAGTAACCCGCACCTTTTCGGGGAGGGATAAGCGCGCTGATTTTCTTACGCCGCAGTTCATCGTGACAGAGCCGGGTGTCGTAAGCGCCGTCTGCCGATGCTGCCCTGATTTTTCTGTGAGTCTGCCGGATAAGACCCGGGAAGGCTTCTGAGTCCGTCACATTGTTCAGCGACAGGTCAGCGCAGATGATTTCATGTGTTTTACTGTCAACGGCGAGATGCAGCTTACGCCAGATACGGCGGCGTTCCTGGCCATGCTTTTTGACTTTCCACTCGCCTTCACCGAAGACCTTCAGCCCGGTGGAATCAATTACCAGGTGTGCGATTTCACCCCGGGTGGGCGTTTTGAAACTGACATTAACCGACTTTGCCCGCCTGCTGACACAGCTGTAATCCGGGCAGCGTAGCGGAACGTTCATCAGAGAAAAAATGGAATCAATAAAGCCCTGCGCAGCGCGCAGGGTCAGCCTGAATACGCGTTTAATGACCAGCACAGTCGTGATGGCAAGGTCAGAATAGCGCTGAGGTCTGCCTCGTGAAGAAGGTGTTGCTGACTCATACCAGGCCTGAATAGCTTCATCATCCAGCCAGAAAGTTATGGAGCCACGGTTGATGAGGGCTTTATTGTAGGTGGGCCAGTTGGTGATTTTGAACTTTTGCTTTGCCACGGAACGGTCTGCGTTGTCGGGAAGATACGTGATCTGATCCTTCAACTCAGCAAAAGTTCGATTTATTCAACAAAGCCCCTGCGCGGGTATATCCGCGAAGCGGCGCTTACCACTGCTTACAGCATGGTCGAGAGCATGGCTGAACGTAACGCCAAGGTTGACTATGACGGTGAGCCGAACGGCTGGAGCTATGAGTTTTCTCTCTGGTATCGCTTACGCCGAGAAAAATATCTCAAAGAAGCGCGTGACTACCTGGACGAAGACGCTACCAACGACGAAATCGACGAAGAGATCGAGAACGAACTGGAGGCCTGGAATGACTGAGCGCGGCATGATTTTTAACGCTGAGATGGTGCGGGCCATTCTCGACGGCCGGAAGACGCAGACCCGGCGGCCTATCAAATGGAAAAAGACTCGGTTCACTGAAATTGGTGAGCGTGAAGACGGCAGCAAATGGCCGTGGAGCGAAGATGCAGAGCATGCTTGCGACTTCTGGCACCCATGCCCGTTCGGCGCCGTCGGCGACCGCATCTGGGTGCGGGAAACTGCACGCTGCGAATGGCAGCGAGGTGACTTCAAAAATGCTGCCTTTGAAACAGGGGTAACTTATAAGGCTGATGGAGAGCGCCAAACATTCAGTTCTGCAGAGCAACATAAAACATTCCCCCGAAGAAGCCACGCCGCAAATGGCGATCGGGCGTGGCATCCATCTATCCACATGCCGCGCTGGGCCAGCCGCATTCTTCTGGAAATCACCGACGTGCGGGTTGAACGGCTGAACGCTATCAGCGAAGAGGATGCGGAGGCGGAAGGAATCGACATGGAGGCACTTTATGACTCTCAGGACTGTTACGACTGCATTGCAGACCACAATATGACCGGAAGGCCAACGGTAACAGGCGCATTCAAGTACCTGTGGGAATCCATCTACGGCGACGAAAGCTGGAAAGCTAATCCCTGGGTTTGGGTCATTTCGTTTAAGCGCGTTGAAGGCGGTGCAGCATGAACAGAGCCTCTCCTGTTGATTTGAGAAAATGCCTTGAGGCTGCACATGGCCTCGCTCATATCGGCATCCGTTTTGTGCCGATCCCGGTAGCGACAGAGGAAGAGTTCCAGTCACTGTCTGCTGAGCTTTCACGAAAGCTTGAGCAGATGGCGGTTGAAGCGGAAAAACGCGAAGGCGGTGCAGCATGAGCGCAGAAATCATCGATCAGGCCAACGAGCTGGCAGAGCGCCGGCTGGAAATGACATCCAGAACATGCGCATCAACCATGCGGCAGTCTCGGCTACTCACTGCCGCGACTGCGGGGAAGAGATGCCAGAGCGGCGCCGGGAACTTGTGGCGGGCTGTCAGCGCTGTGCTGACTGTCAGGAAGAGGTTGAAGAACGTGGTAAGCATTTGGCTGTAACGAGAGGTGGAAGATGAAACATGAGATGCAACCAGATAGCCTTGTTGATCTGAAGTTCATCATGGCGGATACTGGCTTTGGAAAAACCTTCATTTACGACCGGATTAAGTCCGGCGATCTCCCCAAAGCCAAACTCATCCACGGCAGAGCGAGGTGGTTATATAGTGACCACTGCAAGTTCAGAGAAAAGCTCCTGTCCCGCTCCGATGGGTAA